AAACCACATACAATNTCTTTAACAACTAAAGCTGTTACAGAACCAGAAGACGCAATTGTAGACACGTTAGTTGCAACAAGTGCATAAGAAAAAGTAGTACTCGAAACAGCAGTTACTACAAATGTTCCGTTAAATGTACTATCTACCCCAGTAATTGCTACAGTTTGGCCAACAGATAGATTATGTAAAACAGCTGTTGTTAACGTGGCTACGTTACTTGTTAAAACTTTATTTGTAATAGTAAAGGTTTGATCTTGGTCTGCTCTAACTAGCTTCTGTATCTGCTGGTACGCCACACCCTCTACAGAGGAAATAGTTTGATAGACATCTGATACCGCAATGGTGTCATTAAAAATAACGTTATCAATATAAAAGAGGTTATTAATTGCGGAAGTTACGTTGCTTACAACCGATGACTGCTTATATTGAGGCGCCACTGTAATGTTAACCACTAAGTAGGCTCCAACATACTTTGGTGGTTGAAACGTAATAGTGGTGTTGGCAGGGGCCTTGTCTATTAATGAGGACAATACTTTTGGAGTTAAATTATTAAAGACAGAGGTAGGTGTGACATTATCTGATGCAACTCCTGGGTCACCTGCAGGATCAAGGTACAAAGTCACTGAGGTATACACGTCAGCTGTAGCAATTGCCTTGGATACTCCGGGGACTTGAACAGCAATATACGAGTAATCGCTTAACGAAACTGCCCTATTAATTGCTCTGATGCTCTTAGGAGCGTTGATTCTAATTGAGTCCGTGCTTTCAGCATCGGCTCCACCTGTAGCGGCTCCGTCCCCAGAAACAAAGATGTCTTGGTTAGATACTGTAAGCCCCGCAGGTATAGTCCCAGAAGGAACGCTAATTACATACTTAATTGTATTAGAGGCTACGTTACCAATAACACCTCCGCCAACACGATAGGTAGCGTAGATCTGTGCTCCGTTAGGCGGCACTCTTCCGCTAACGCTATCTCCAAAAATGATGTATGTAATGCCGTCAGAGTCGGTGTTTGTTGAAAATACTGGGTCATAGCCATTTGAATCAATTAAGTATTGAACAGCCTGATATGCCGCGCCATTTATAGTTACGTTTACAGTTCCGTTAATAACGCTTGTAGAGGCTAGCGCGTAAATTTGGCTAGGTGTGCCATTTGATATGCCAATAATTTCATTAGATACTGTTTGACCTTGAGTAGCTACAACAGTAGCTGCGCCATTAGTTGCCCCTGATTTTGCAGGTACGATCAAAGCTGAGTTAGTCTCAAACACTACTTGGGTAGTAGTGCCATTAGACACAAGAGACGTTGCAACTTGTGTAAGGGCGGGTAGGTTAATAGGTGAGGCCGTTGAGTTTTGAAAGGTAAGCGTTACGGTAGAAGCCGTGCCGTTTGTAGGGGTATACCCAATAAGGTTGGCAATTTGTAGAACGGTTTGGCGCTGAGTTGCGCTGGTAATCAGGGCTTCATTAGCCGTTCTGTCAATATAGTAATTGAGGATATCCCCCATATAAGCAAAGAGCTCTAGAAGAGTCATACCAAAATCGGCTGGGTCGCGGTTAGTCCAAGTAGGGGAGAAGATAGGGATAAGGTTGGTCATATCCGTAAGGATTGCCGAATAGTCCCTAGATGTGTAATCTACTGAGGGAACGTAATTGTTACTAGCCATTTGATACCTCCGTAATTACATCTCCAGAACGACTAATAATAGCAGTTTTAAGACTTACGGTCTCAGGGTTTGAGTTAATACCATAGTTATAGGTAATTGATATAGATAAGATGTTATCTACGGGGTCCACCTTTGGGGTGGCGTCAATAAGGTTTAAGTACGGTAACCATTTACTAAAGACCACAGCAATTTCTTGTTTTATAAGTTGAGTTGCCTCTGTTATGTTCTCAAAAGAGACTGCTTTTATGTTAGAGCCAAAGTTAGGGCGATTAACGCGCTCACCTAAATAGGTCATTACTATTAACACAATTCGGTCTTGGAGTATTTTCTTAGGATCTTGGGTGGTATTGACCGCCCCATTACCATCAAAAGAAAACGGCAAAGCCATAGCTTTACTCATAGTTGTACTCCCATCCATACTGGAAAGTTAGGGTCTCCGGCTATAAACATAACCCAAACTTGTTGACTTACATTAGGTACTTTTCGGTGATACGTGTGTTCGGCTGCTGTCAGCCCTATTTCAGACCCATCTGTGTCTAAAACGTCGGTGCTGGATACGTGAGGGTGCGTCAATGTTCCGTAATTTCCCGTGTGGTTATTTGTATGAGCCACCGTGGCACTAAAAGAGTGGGTGTGTGTTCCACTTGGATAAGATGGCCCAGCACCCGTAGTACCACTCACTACATGATCAGCGTGTGCGTTTAATAAAGCAGCTACTTGGGAAGCTGTATGAGCAATATGGTCCGGGTGGTTAGCGTCATCAGTTACAGGTAGGCAGGGTAAAGCCCAGTCCGTTTCTTCTGCACCTAAGACTTGAGGTACTTGTAGCTTTATCTTGTAAAGCTTGTCTGGGTCTTCATTGTTAGTACAGATTCCCTGGTATATTCCATAAAATCTCTTGTCTTCGTTCATCATGGTTTCGGTACCTTTGTAAGTAAACGTTTAGTGTAAGAAGCAGAACTTGTATTTGGTTGAGTAGCTGATTGTACAGCCGGCTTAGATGCCGTCCAAGTTGGACCTTTAACTTGTTTTTTGTTTATTAAAGGAAGTGGCTTGTTCTTTGCCGCACTGAACTGACCATTGGCGGCTGGAGAATACGCAATAGATGTTCTTCTTAAAGCTGAGGTAGGTGGCTTATTTGTTTGACGCACCCCCGGGATAATTGTTCTAGAAGGAGCGTAATCAGGAGAGCTGATTAAAGCGCCATCTGTCCACTTAACTGCTGGTCCAAGAGAGTCTGTGCCTAAATGAAGTAGCGTTGTGTACTTAAATACGTTTCTAGACTCTTCTACAATCATGTGCTCTGTGCCTAAGATGACCCAATACCCTGAGTAGTTATTGCCAAGACCATCAAGATAGACAGGTAGATCTGGGCGCAAAGAAGGGTCACCTAGTACTTCAGCCACGGCTCTATAAGGAAATACAGCTCTATCATCTGCAGCTTTAGCCTCATGGTTAGCCACTTGAGAATCAAAAGCAACCACATGAGTGTGAAATTTATCAAAGAACTCCGCTTTACTATTAAGCCTGGTGTTTTTATTTCTTTTTTGGTTAACGATAGCTACGGGAGAAGAAGTGTTTAGATCAACACCTGATACAGATATCGCAGCTTTTTTATCTCCACCGTGATCGATGCTTTCGCCAATCATAGGATAAAAAGAATACAAGTTAGACCCGCTTGGGTTAGCTTGGCTGCGCATTGTAAACTTCTTTGCCTGTGATCTGCGCTGTGTGTAGTCGTACATCATAGGTTGGAAGTAAATTTCCGTACCCTCTGTCCTTAAAGAGTAACCGCTTTGCTTTGCTAATCTAACGCAGAACTCCCAGTCAGTGTGGCCAGCTTGAGATACCTGCGGATACACTCTTGGGTGCGGTATCGCATAACAAGCAAAATTATGCTTAGATGCAATCTGTTGAATGATTGCATCTGCTGACAAACCTTTATACACCTTTTGAGACTCGTTTTTAAACACGTATGAGGAACTTATAGCCACTACCTCAGTTAGGCTAGATCCAGGCTCATTTTGCGTGGTTACGTGGTCTATGTAGCCAATAAAAACTTTAGCCTCTAGCCCATTATTAATAGTAAAAGTTATTGGTGATCCTGAGCTTACAGTGTCGTAGTCAACGCTCCAATCACGAAACTGAATGGTTGCGACCTCATGTTGATACCTATTCTGTTTTAAGCTCACCTCGTAGACGCGTACTGGTGGCAGCGTAGTATTAGGAAAAGAGACAGTAATACTATTAAACATTAGCTACCTTAAGTACTGTTCCAGCAGGTATGTTTGTAAAGTCTACTTGAGGGTTGACCTCAGCAATTAGCCACCATAAAAAGGGCGTCTTATAGTACTTAGTCGATATTTGATCTAGTCTTTCACCTGTAACGTATACATGCTCATAGTAATTTAACGGATTGATCTCGTAAGTAGAGTAAAAAACAATAGGATTATTAGGCCCATTAAGTGTTTTAGAGGCAAAGTCAACTGTAGAGTACTCGTACCTAGATCCAGTATAAATTGTCATAGTAGGTACTCCTTACTTAAGAGAGCTCTGAGAGTAGGTGGACATATTAATAGTTACCTCAGAATGAATAGGGATCATATCTTCGGTAAACATCTGATGAGACACAGATATGCTTTCAACCCATCCTACATATGAAAGGCTGTCAGCATTTGGGCCAAATTGTACCGCCACTGGGGTTGGAGCTAAGAAGTTAATGTCCGCTGTTTTTCTTCCTAAAGCGTTTGTCCATGTAGCGCCATTTGCACCATCACCATTAATCATTTTAAAGATGAATTCAATGTCAGACATAGTGCCTTTTAACATTAGGTCTTTAATAAGGGCCGATGTGTTCTGGGTTGCACCCGCAGATTTAGGGTACATATCCGCATGGTATGGGGCTTGATCAGGTGCGGCTTTAAAACAAGCAAAGTCATTAACTCTGTTAATAACAGCTACAAAAGATAAAGCCTCAGTTCCAGGAAATAGTGGCGCTCTTCCAGCAAAGGCATCCATGGCTTGTGGAACCAAATTGGCATTTCGTTGTACAGAAGTGCCAATTTGAGTAGGGTTCCATAAAAACTGAAAGCCCCATTGAGTATCTAAGCTGGCAGCTACACTACTTCCGCCAGTAACAACTCCTGCTTGAGTAGACCCTGTTTGAGTTGCATTAGCATAGTTAGAGTCACTAGCTCCAAGATAGCACCACATTCTAGCTCTACGAACACTTTGGTCTGCTTGAGTTTGATTGTTTGCGCTTGTATTAAACAGTTTTTGATTTGTTGGAAGGCTCCAATTGTGAGGAGCAAGATTAAATTTAATGTTGGTTGGAGTATTGTTAGTAGGTACTACCGGTACTTGAGTAGATCCTTGAGTAGATCCTCCGCCCCCTTTACTAGCGGAAAGCTTTTTAATGGGATAAAGGATACCCGGAGCAATTGTTCTTACGGAGGTGCCATTTGCGCTATTGCCATATAAAGAACCAGGTACTGAGGTAAAGCCGCTTACAGCATTTGTTGCCGTTGTAGAGACTACATTGCCTACGTATTTGGCAGCGCTAATTTCTGCGTTGTGAAGTGCGTGACCTACGGTTCCTGCAGAATGAACAATTTTTGCAAAAAAATTGAACACAGAGTCGGCAGCTTTAACCGCCCCAGTAGTTTTTTTTAAAGATGTGCTCATTAGTGGCTCGCAGTCTGTTTAGCAATTTGGTCTTTAATTTCTTTTGCAAGTTGCTTGGGGTCTTTACCCGCCGCAGAGATAGTAATTGTAATACCTCCGTAGTTATAATTTATATTGCTAGACGGAGAGCCTGTTGAAGAAGGAGTTGATCCACCAAGCATTTGAGCAGATGTGGAAAGAGCTGCTTGTGAAACGGCCATAGCTCTAGAAGTTGCTGCGTCTAAAGCAACTTTTGTTGACGTAGTAGAAGAACCAGAAGAGCCAGAAGAACTTGGTGTGGAAACCCTTGCAGGTGCTCCAGAAGAAACGGTTACATTTGGATCAAAATTACCTTTAACTGCTTGGACACCAAGGTTAGCGCGTTTTTGAGCCGCCGCCATGCTT